AAGGTCTATCTTGAGGGCACGCTGCAAACGCGAAAATGGACGGATAAAAGCGGCGTGGAAAAATATACGACCGAGGTCGTGCTGGCCCGCTATCGGGGCGACATTGTGATGTTGGATGGGAAGCCGGAAGACAACCGGGAGGACGGGTTTGATGACGAAGTGCCGTTCTAGGAGGAAAATTGAGCTCTTAACGCCCGAACAGGAGGCGCGGATTCCAGAGTACCGCGATAAGTGGATTGACATAGGGCTTTGCACCGCGCCAGCCGACCGCAAGGAAGCGGAGGCGGGTATTGTGGAGGCTTACGCTATCGCAGGATTAAGGGCGCCAAAGATTGTTTGGTGCGGCTCCCCGTTGGCTATGGCCCGGGGCAGCGTTGGGGCCGGCGTTTGGGCCAGCGTTGGGGCCGGCGTTTGGGCCAGCGTTGGGGACAGCGTTCGGGACAGCGTTTGGGCCGGCGTTGGGGCCGGCGTTGGGGACAGCGTTCGGGACAGCGTTCGGGCCAGCGTTCGGGCCAGCGTTGGGGACAGCGGTGGGGACAGCGAGTACGGGCAACACGACGCCCATTGGCTCGCTTTTTATGAGTATTTCTCCGACGTATGCGGTCTTGCCGAAGAAATAAAACCCCTCTCCGGCGTCATGCGTGTTGCAAAATCCGCAGGGTGGTGGTTGCCCCACAAAGAAACGTGCTGGGTTTCCGAAAGAACGTCCGCCGTTAATTTAGACGAAGAGAAGCGCCCCCACTCCGCAACCGGGCCTGCAATTGCCTACCCGGACAGCTTTTCCGTTTGGGCTTGGCATGGAACGAATGTGCCGAAGGAATGGATAGAAACACCTGAAAAGCTAACGCCCGCAACCGCTTTAACGCACGGAAATCTAGAGCAACGGCGCGCGGCTTGTGAAATTATTGGGTGGGAGCGCATCCTTAACGAGCTAAACGCAAGGACCATCGACACGGACGATGACCCGCAAATCGGGGAGTTAGTTGAGGTAGAGCTTCCCGATGTTGGGATGGCGAAATTCCTCCGGGTTACATGCGGGACGGGGAGGCGGTTTTCCCTATCCGTCCCCATCGAAATGAAAACAGCACTACAGGCGAACGCATGGGGATATAACATTCCCGAAGATTTCCTCAAAACCAAGGAGTTCCGAACATGAAAATCGTAACAGACCTACCGGCTTTTCAAGGCGACCTTTGCGTTTTTCGCATTGACGAAATCCCTGCAAACGCCACGTCGGCCAAACCCGATGGCGACGTATATATTGTCGCCCACAGCGAGACTGGTCATCACCATGTTATCGAGCGCCCAAAGGCGGAAGTGTTCGAGGCAGCGGACGACGCCTTTGTCGCCTATGTGCGGTCGCTCGGGGATGCAAAAATCGAGCACAAACGAGCCTTCGACACGCATGAGACGATCATGCTCCCCGCTGGCAATTACGAAATCCGGCGCCAGCGAGAAAGCGCCCCCGAGGGATTCAGACGGGCGGCGGATTGATGGGTAAAAACCCGGTCGCAAAAGCCCTGTCCGAGAAACAAAATCAGCCGAGAGTCAAGCCGGACAAGACAAAATACAACCGGAAGAAGAAAGGCAAGAACGATGACGGACCTAAGATACCACGGCGTCAAGTTTGAGGCGAAGAAGCACGCCTACCGCCAAACTCAAGACGGTATTAGCGTCACCTTTATCATGCACCCAGACGATGTGGATGCGGAGTTTGCCGTGGCCCCCTTGGGGACGATGTACCACGTTACCGCCGTTCAGCTAGACGACGATGGAAAGCCAAAGGCAACGCCGCAAAAGGCGGTTTACGCCGAAAAGAGTGATGGGGAAAAAGCCGTCACCCGCGCGGCCCTGCTTTGTCAGGATAAGGCGTTTATGAAGTGGGCCGAGGAACGGTTTGGCGTGGGATCGGACGAGGAAACGAACGCAGCGGAATTTATACGTACGGCCTGCGGGGTTTCCTCAAGGGCGGAATTGGCGACAAACCAAGCCGCGCTTGCGAAATTCACGGCATTGGAGGCGGAATTTCTATCTGCCTGCGGGCGGATGACGGAGGTTAGATGATGGCCAAACAGGAAACGCCTCGCAAAGAGCGCGCCAATCGGCCTCAGCATTTTAAACGACCGTGGCTACTCTTTTGAAAAACTCGCCGACATCATCGAAAGGCAACTGTAGAAAATAAGGAGATTCAGTTCATGAAAACATTCAAGCGAATGTACCCAAGGAGGGAGTACCACCACCATGCGTCGCAACAATGCAGTAAGAAGGTGGACACAAAACTGTGGTCGGATAGTTATGTAAAAAGGCGCGCAAAAAAATTGAACGATATGGGGTGGGCGGTTGGCTGTTGCAAAAGGGGGGCATCTTATAAAATAGGCGGGAAGCCATACTGCTCGCAGCACGCAGGTGAAATAGCCCTTAAGGAGCTTGAGACATGACCGACGCAACTTCCGTGTTGACAGAAGTTTTTCCCACCATTGAGGAAAGGGTTCTAGACCTTTCTCAAAAACTTGAGCAGCTCATCGTTACAAAGTCTCCAGCAGCTTGGGATACACTGCTAACCGTAGTTAAGGTCGAAGCGGCGCAGGATCTTGTGATGGGCGCTGTGTATCTTGTAACGGCCGCAGGGCTCTTAACGGTCTGTAAGAGGCTGTGGACACGCGGTAGAGAACTATATGAGGCGGACCAGAAAAGTAATCCCGAGCCGCCGTTCTGGATTGGTAGCATCCCGTTATTTGCTATGTTTCTTGTTGCTCTTATCGCTGGTACACCCAAAGTTTTAAGCCTGTGGAACTACGTCGCCTTTATCTCCCCGGAGATTGTCGTGGCGCATAAGGTGTTGCAAGGGCTTTTGTAGGATGAGACGTTGGGCAGTGTCTCAGTTTGAATTTCTGGCCTTGTAATTCGTCGGTCTGCCAACTTTCGGCGCTCGCGCATCAATCAGCAGCTTTGTAACCGTGTTGATGGAAGCGCCTACCACGCGGCTTATGGACCGCATGGAGGAACCCTCGACCAGCATGTTTAGAATTTGAGTGCGTTTGAGTAAGGGCAGCCTGTTCATGCCCTTAATGTATCGGTTTCATTCAAGTCTGAATCAAGGGTTTCTATAACCGTCGTAACGCCCGCACGCTCTTGTGCAAAGACAGCATTAACCTGCTCGGCAACCTCCTCAGCAGTCGCCCGCTGGTCGCCAAGAAAAAACTTTACGTTACTGACGCCCTGTTCCGAACCTTGAAACAGGGTGTTGACCATCCTGTTTATCTGGCTCATTTCTCTTCCTTTCTTCCATCTAGCGGCTGCTGCTCGCTTCGCGATAGCAACGCGCTCTTCCCCAGTAAGTTTTTCGGCCCGCGCTTTCGCTCCAGCCTTCCCGGAGCGCACACGCCCGGATTTAGCCGTCAAAGCTTCATCAATCGCGCCCGTTGCGATCTGCGCCACTCTCACAGCGCACCCAACGGAATCTGCGGGGCGTTTTTGTCCTTGCGGTCCCTTAGGCATTTAAACTCCTAGCCTAACTTATCCCTGTTATACACAGCTATAGGTAATGCATACCTATTAAAAAACTACCTGATAATACGTTAAATACATGTTATCGGGCCATAAACACCTTTAAAACCGCCATTTATTTCAAACTGAGACACTACCAGACGTTGCCACTCCTTTAAACTCGCGGTACTTTGCTTAGTGTGGCTTGGCAAAGATGCCCAAAGATAAAGTGATGTTGGGCGCTACCTAGAGAATCGCGGCGCGGCTATTGCGTTTTCAGGTAGCGGATTTTCTTCACGCACCCCATGGGGATAACAATTCGGCGGTTGTAGGCGTCCTCGCAATCCGGCGTCGGGCTGTGGCCGTCAATATCCGCCGTCAGGAGAATATAATCCTTTGTTTTTTCAACGACCCACCCCACGGAGCGGCATGGGCTTGGAACGGCCCTGTCGCTCTTTTTCGCCCAGCCGGAGAGGACGAGGATATCCAGCCAGTCCACAACTGCCAGCTTCATACGGATAAGACCACGGCCAAAAATACCCATCCCATAAAGACGACCTCCGCCGCCGAAGTTGGGCCATCGAGAAAAGTGTTTCGATTCAGGCTGATCCTGTCGTGCGCCCACCACGCAAGCCAGTAGATCGGCCCCATCAAGGCCCCGGACAGGATAATCCACGGCCCATATCCAAGAAGGTCAAAGGCGCCCCCCATGGGGGCCGTCAGGATAAGCCCACGGCCCGTCATGCCCCATAGGTCATCGTCATGGTCCATGTCAAACCACTCGCCCCATGGCGGCAGGAGGCCAGGGAAGAGCAGAATAGCCGCCGCGGCGGCGCTGGGGCTGCCCGTGGTGGCCAGGACAACGACCGCTAGGCCGAGCGTTAGCCCCGCACGCCTCGCGTTGTGTGAGGCCGGGAAGGCCAGCCAGCCCCCACGCCAGCGGTTCAGGAGGCCCCCCACTACAAAAGCCGCGCCTAACATGACGGCACCGGCAAGTTAAGCTGCTCGGCGATGCCCCGGTATTCGGCACATTCCCTTGGGGTCAAAATCCGGTATTTTTTCGTTTTTTCCAATTGTCGATACCTTAGCCACAGAAAACCGCTCGTATTTGCAGCAACTTGGACGGAAAGCGGGTCGAGGTCGCGGCTTAGAACGGGGCGCACGCCAAACTCGTCCGCCAGCCACCAGCCACCGGCAAGGAAAACGCCGATTGCGGTTATGGCCTTCACGCGGGCTGACATTTTCTCGATGTTCATGATTTGGACCTCCCTTTTATCTTCTCTACCGTCCGAAGCGATCCAAGCCCAAGCATCCCAAGAAGAACAGGCATCAACGCTGCCCAGTCCAAAATGGGCAAGATGGACGGGTCAAAAACCGGGCCGCCAAACCAAAGGGCGGATGCGTTGATTAGGAAAAGCAGCACGGGCTTTCCCACAAACTCGTAAGCAAGCGCGGCCCCGCACGTCCATCCAATGAAGGGCCGCCAGCCGGACTTGAAAAGGTTTTCGCTTTTCGCCTCTTGAATGTTGACGGCAATCTGTGCCAATTCGCCGCGCTGCTCCATTTCAAGGAGGCGGAGCTTCGCGGCCTCCCGTTCCTCGTCGCTTGTGAACAGGGAATCGACCAAGCCGAACAACGGCCCGGCGACGCCTTTCACAACGCTTTCAATCGGGTCCATATCAATAACTCCATGTCCACGGACGCGGGCGTCCGATATCCTTGGGAAGATCGTCAAGATGGATAAACCGATCCGCAATCGGCCCCTTTTGGCTGATGCCAATACCTGTAAACCCGTGGGCCTTCACTATGGACAGCAAATCAAGGGCCGCCTCGCCATGTATGGCAACGTCCGCCGCCCTGCCGGTTGTGTGAGGTCCCGCCCTGCCGGTCGTTGAGACGCGCTCATTGTGTTCGGGGGTCCGATAGCCGGACGTGATGACCATGGGCCGCCCAAGCGCCTCGCGGAGAGCCTGAATTTTGTCCATAAATTCCGGGACGACCAAAAGCGCACCGGAGCCGCGAGACGCAAACTCGTCAGGAGTGAAGTTTTTCCATCGCCAGAAATCTCCCGAAATATCGCGCCAAGACAAAAATCGAACGTCACCCATGTTTTTCAGCGTCCCTCGCAATAGCCCCCGCGATAGCCCCATATCCTGCCAAATCGACATAATCGTCCGGGTTGTACTTGCCCTGATCCGCGCGAGCCATCTTTAGAAGCGCCAGCATTAATGGCACTTTCGACGCGGATATTTCCACTCCGAGGAAGGCCGACCACAAGGCCGCAACTTTCCTATGCGTCTTTATATAGTCCCCATGCTGTTCCGCCCGGTCCCCCGTGACGAGGCTTAACGCCTTTTCGAGAATATCCTTCATTTGATCATATCCGGGTTGACAACGTGCCTTGCGACTTCGCCATATTTTTCGTGCAGAACGATGGCGGTCATATTTCTTGATCCCCTATACCCATTGTTCGCGGCCCAGGCATCGTTAGGCGGGAGCGTGCGAAAGGACTCCACCCGGCAACCCTGAATATCAAGAACCGTTTGTTTGTGGATATGCCCCGTCCACCAGTAGCGATGTTCGGCGCCCCCCCACTTTTTCGGCTGGTCGGTTGCCATGATTAGCGGGAGTTGATCCAGCTTCGGGCCGTGGCCGTGGTGAACGCCCACAAGGGTTTTCCCGAAATCAAAATAATGGAAATGTCGGGGCGACGTGTCAACCGTAACCCTTGGCTCGTTATCGAAAATGCAGGAAAGCGCCTCCATGAGACAAACCGAGACGGCGAGGTCGTGGTTCCCAATCTCGATAATTACATGAACGGTCTTGTGCTTTTTTAGCGCCCGGTCGATTGCGTAACGAATGGACCGAAAGGCCACCCGGACCATTTCAGAAAACCGGCCGTCCGAATCAAGGCTATTCTTCGCCGTTGGCGTAACCGGCTCCATGGAGTCATAATGCAGAAAATCCCCGAGGGAAACGATGGTGGCCTTGTCGCAAGCCGGGGTGGCCCCGACAAGATGGTCAAAGGCCCCGCTTAGAAGCTTTTCACCAATGGAAAGGTCGTAGTTTTCCCCGGCCTCTTCATGCCAGGCATACATTCCTAAATGGTGATCGCCTATCGGATAGCAGGCCATTGTGGATGATGTCGTGCGCTCGGGCGGTTTTGTTGGCTTTGCTTTTGGCAATTGTTCCGCAAGCCCCTCCATGGCGGCCCGCAGAAGCGCCTCCTGCCGCTCCTTATCAGCACTGGTTTTGACCCACTGGCCAACAACCGCCCCTTCGGAGTAATATGTCGAGACGCCTTTGACGGAAAAGCCATCCGGGGCCGGATGCGTCATGTCATGCTGGGGCGAATAGCCTGCAAGGGCGGCCTTCTTTTTTACCGCCTTGACCACTCTGCCAACAACGGCCTGATGAACCCCTAGTTTTTCCGCCGCCGCGCGGGTAGTGCCTTCCGTGCTGTATGCCTCTAAAATCTCCCATTGTCGTTCCGTTGCGAACTGACGCAGATTTGCGTCACGCTGGAAACCGCTCATATGACACCTTTGCTATTGATTGCGAAGGGCGGCAACTATAATGCGCCCAATTACATAGGCCACGCCACCGACGAAAGACATGACGCTCCCATACACGAGCGTTCGCCGGACATTGGCCCCAAAGCTTTCTGCGGATTGCCGCTGGTGCCGCAGGAAGGCAAGGTCTTGCTGCATGTCGATTGGGTTTTTCATATCGAGCCCATACCGCACCAGACGGCATGAAACCTTTTCGGCAATATGGTCTATTTCTGTTTCGGTTAGCATTTTATTGGTTCGTTACCGCTAGGACATCTTCGAGCCATATGGCGCACAATGCTTTCTGCGGTTTTTGCAGTCTCGATCACGCGCGTGTCAAGTTGTTGCTGTGGCATCATTGATCCCCGAATCCGATGACATGGCCATAAACAGGGTCGGCTGCCGCGCCTGTCGTAGAATTATTGTACTGAATAACCACGGTTCCAGCCGCCTGCCCCGTGTTTTTCACGGACCCGTTAACAACAACGGATGCCTGGTTTTCTGCTGACACAAGACAGGCCCAGGTCGCGTCGGAAAAGTCGGTGGCAATTGTAATGGTGTAATCGCCCGCGGAATTCCTTACGACGCTAGTAACATTGTGGCTGGATTGTATTGCTCCCGTTGTCCCGTTGAATTTGACCCAAAACTTTGCCGTGCCAGGGTGGTATTGCTGCGTCCCAGGAGCGACAACCTTGTCGGTTGCCGTCGCTGCTTCCTGCTCTGCCTGCGTGGCATATTCTATCTCTAAATTTGCTCTAGCCGCCGCCGCTGTTGACGCCCCCGTCCCGCCGTCCGTAACGGTGATGTCTGTTATCCCTGTGATCACCCCACCTGTGATGGTAGGGGAAGTAAGGGACTTGTTAGTGAGCGTCTCCGTCCCGGTCAGCGTCGCCGCCGTTTGAACAGGCATCAGTTGGAATTGCGTTCCATCATAACTTATTTGATATAATTTCCCCGCCACAACATCGTCGGCTACCAGCGCAGCGCCGTTGCGCTGTATTGCCTTCGTCGCAAGACCCGAAATAGCCACCGTCGCCGCGCCCGTGTTTGGCGAGGCCCCCGCGATCCACGCAAAACGCTGTCCGGCAGCGTAGGCCGTAATAGACGGCGTTGGCGTCAATGTTATTGCGTCCGCCGTTCCCCCAGCCGTTCCGCACCAGATAAATGCCTCCGCCTGCGCCTGTCCGAGAGAAAGGCTATCCGCTGCTGCTGAGGCGGTACCAAGCCCCGTATGGTTATACCCCCCCATAGGAAGGTCGGCGGTAGGAGTTGTCTGCCCGTCTTTTGCGATGCTTGCCGTTAATGCCGAAGCAATATCGGAAAAGTCGCTATTCACCGCCGTTGCGTTTGCCACTGTGTCTGGGACAAACGCCGCCTCCGGTAATGTGTAATTTCCTGATCCGTCGCGTGCCATAATGCGTTCTTTCTCTGTTGATGTAGTGATCTACGCCTGCTAGGCTGCCCGCATGAGCATGAACCTCCGCCGGGCTTTAAGGGCTGTTGCCCGGACAGACGGATTCCTGATATTCAAGAATAGGGTTATTGTTTGTGCCGTCGGCGTTGCCGTCGGCGGCGCGTTCTATGTCTTAACGTATTGGTGGTTGCCAGGCGTCATTCATCTTGGCGTATGCACCTACCTTATCGGGCCGTGCTAGTCCGCGGCATAAAGACGGGTTGAGTTGCGCCCGCCCCGGCGGGGACTCCGCCAGATAGCAGCGCCTTCGCCAGCCTGGATTGCAATTGCGTAAGCTGCCCCTGCGAAACAACCGGGCCTCCCTGCCGCATAATTTCAGATGCAAGCCGCGCATTTCTCGCTGTGAGCGCCCTGGACGCCTCCCTGGCAACAGCCCCCCCGCCAAGAGTTACCGCCGCTCCTGCAGGCCCCCCTACAGAGTAACCAATGCCGCCGGAAAGGGCCGAGCTAATAATTCCTGTTGGCGCGAGCTTCCCTAAATATCTAGTGATATTTGCCGCCGACAAACGGCCACCGCCCTTTGCCACCCTGCGGATGGCATCTTGTTCGGCCTTGCTAAACTGCCGCATTTTGCCTTCATTTAAAAGCAGGCGACGAAACTCTTGCCGCAGGGTGTTTTCAAGACCTGCGCTTGAATACTTTGACGACCCGTCATGGGCGCGTTGTATCAGCTTGTTGGCGGTTTCGCCTTTCATTGCGCGCGCCCATAGCCCCCTTGCGGTTTTTAAGATCTTTACCGCCTCATTGGTCCCCGCAAGAAGGTCGCGCCTGCCCAGGCCCTCCATGTAGTCGTCAAATTTGTCCAGGATAAGCCGCCCGATGCGGGCCTCGTCCGGGTCCGTGCTCTTCCGAACGCCATTAAGCACGCGGCGGAGGGTTTCCGCACCTTCAATCGTAACGTGCTCGTCAATGTCGGTTATCCGCTTCAAGGCTGCCAGGGCCTTCGGGTGCAAGGTTTTGTCAATTCCCTCCCTTGCGGCGGCGTCCCTTATCTCATTGGCGGCAGCCTTAAAGCTCTCCCTGCGGATAATCGCCCCGGACTTTTCCGCGGCTTTAAAGGACGCCCGGCTTTTTGCGATAAGGGCATCTACAGTTGGCGCCGTTTTGTGCTTTTGCGTTAATTTCCCGCCTGCATACCCAAGGGCGCCCCCCGTAGCCGCGCCCAGTGCGCCGCCATAAGCCGCACCCTCAAGGCGGTCTTGCTCGCCTTCGCCGGTCAGGAAGCCATACCCGGCCCCATAGGCGGCGCCTTGCCCGGCACCCGCCGCAACCTTGCCGCCGAGGGTCTTTGCACCCCCAAGCCCCGGTGCCAGCTTGTTCACCGGGTTCAATACATCGCCAAGAATCTCTGTGGTTGTGGCGATGATTGGGTGCTTTTCTTTGAACGCCTTGTTCTGATCGCGCTCATACTTCAAGGCCGTGTCGTACCGCTCCCCATACGGTTTTGAATAGTCGAAAAACCCGCCTTCCGGCCCACGGCCAAGGACCGCAGCTTCCGTTGCCGTTATTTCATCTCCAGCTCCGAAGGTTGACGTAAACGAGTCCAAGAGATTTGCGCCCATGCTGCCGGTCATTCCCGGCTCGGCTTGTGGCGCATTTGTTTGCCCGCCAGCTTTTTCCTCTAGCTCCAAAAGGCGCCGCAGGGCGTCTAATTCTTCTCTGCCGTTCATCTGTTAAACCTCTTGCGAAGGGCTTCCAGCTCTTTCTGCTCGTCCGCGCTTAGGCTCGATCCCGAATCAGGCGGGGACCAAAAATCTGCACTATCAGGCGGGGACCCAAAATCTGCACTAAAAGCCCCTCGCTTTTCCTCCAAAATTTGGTTATATAAATCCTTGATAATCAAGAGATTTTCGCGCAACTGCTCGGGCTGCTTTGCGTCCAATGCGCCGCTGGTAGCTTGCAGCAATTTGTTTTCCAATTCAGACACTTGGCCCAATGCCCCGCCCGTCGGGGATGCGTCCCGCATACGCTGCAATTTGTCAAAGCCGACATTTGCTCGGATCGTGTCAAGAAAGTTCTTTAGCTCGCGGGCGTCCGTTTCCGGCAGCACGTCCAGAAAAGCGCCATAGCCTGTTGACCACGGGCCAATTTTGTTAACCGCTTTATCAATCGTAGATATAACAACCCCTGCCTGCCGGCTTAGGTCTTGATAGGCCGCAGTTGCTTTTGCCATCAAGGCGGGCTTGTCGGCCTCCAGCCTCGCAGCTTCGCCGGCGGCCACCTTGGCGCCCTCCGCCTCTGCAACAGCATCGGGGCGCTTTTCTGGCGGGATGGTTTTTTGAAAACCCCCACCGGCCACCCCCGGCTGCGTCGGGATGGGCTGCACCAATTCCCCGCCTAGATTCAAATACGGGTTTGCGCGCTTCATGGTCAGATATCTATTTTGATCCTCCGGCGTCATATTCTGGAACGTCTGCCACTCGGCTATGCTGGCTGGCGTTTTCCCGCCAGCCCCATAAGCTTTCTCTAATTGCAGCTTGAGCGCGTAATCTTCCATCGCGGCACGGCGGGAATCAAGAGTATTGCCCGCCCTTTCCTTATCGGCCTGCTGTTTTAGGGCGAGGTTAAGCGCAAGGCTCCGGGCGTGCGGATTGTCACTAAGCTCGCCCAAATTTGATGCCGCCTGACCGATGCTTCCGGGGCCTGCTGGTCCCTGAACGCCTTCCGGGAGCGGTTGCGGGGAAATTCCTTTAATAAGCGCCTCTTGCGCCGCGTCGATTTGCCTGCGGTCCTTTGCAACCCGGCTACCGGCGAGGGCCTGCTGTAGAACGTGCGCCAAGCCGCCCGCCGCCGTGCCGTTGTTGTAGTTCTCCTGGCCCGCAAGGGCTTCTCGCAAGCTGATTGGTCTGGCCAGATAGGCCCCAGGGCTGTTAATCATCGCACCGCCTCCGAGTAGTTCACCGCATCATATCCATTAATGGATTTTACAGCTTCCGGGTGTAGTTCTTTCACCTCATCCGCCATAAGGCCGATATGCGTCTCAAGAAGATCGTCGCCTATATATGAAAACACATAGACGTTTAGACCGTTATCGAGCGTTCCTATTTTCTCGATGTCCCGTTTCAAGCGGCGGTCCGAAAAAGCCCAGCCGTTCATGGCCAGGCCGCCGATGCCGGTACCAGCAAGGCCAAACAAGCCTTGTGTTGTCGCTCTGTCATTCGCCATGGATTGCGCGTAGTTCTGATTTGCAAGGTTCCCACTAGCATATGTCGCCCCCATTAAGTCGGCAGGCGTAACGCTGGTTTGCGGCGCGTTGATAAAAGATGGGTTCTGCACCTGTGCCCCGGACAACATCGCCGCCAATTCGTTTAGTGGCTGAGCGCGGCTTTGGGTTAATTCATTGACGGCCCTGTCCCGTGCGTTTGCCTCAAGACCGAACGCACGCGCCATTTCGTCGCCAGCGCGGGCGTCGGCGGCAAGATAGGCGTCGTTCCGGGATCGGTTAAATTCATCAAGGCCCTGATTGTACCCCTCCGACCCGGCTACAAACCCCTGGTTGATTAACGACGTTTTTAAGGCGTTTTCGTCGCGTTCAAACTGCGGTTGCAACCGGGCAAGCATGGCGTCCCTTGATGCCGTTCGAGTCGCCTCGTTTGCGACGGGTGCAGCCCCAAGGGCGGAAAAGTCTAGCGGAGACTCAAGCGCCCCGCGAACATTGTCCAATTGCGTGTTCGCCGTTTCCCCAAATTTTTGACCGGCGCTTGAGGACAGGTCAAAAAGCACCTGCTGTTCCGGAGAAAGCGTTTGCGTCGCCGTGTAAATCGGGTTCCCCGATGCAGACGTGCCAGTCTGCCCAAATTTCAGGCTGCCATAGGGCGTGTCCTGATTGACCATGCTCATTTCTGCGGACGCAATGGCCGCGTCCTTGTTAATCGCGCCTTGCGCCTGTGCCGTTTTAAGCGGGTCGGGTGGAGCCGGTTGTGACGGCGAGTCCTTAGAAAAAAGTCCCATTGCCTAGTTCCCTATTATAAATATGTTCAAAATCAGGTCGCAGCATCCGGCAGATGACGGCGTGGTTTTTCTTACCAAGATGGTGTGCCAGGACTGCCTCTTTCTTGAAGCCTATCCTAGCATTTGCCTTCAAAGTCCGTTCGTTTCTGTGAGGCGTTACCGTGTAAACCTTAAAGCAGCCCATCTGCCGGAACGGGTATGCCAGAAGCTCTGCAAGAACATTTGGCCTTGCCCAAACCGGCGTATCGGACGCCGCGCTTAGCTGTATGGTCCCAGCCTTTGGCTGGTAGTCATGGTAAACCCACCCGGCCACCATCTTTTCCCCAATCGTTACGCCAATTGCCGCAAAGGGGCCGAATCCGTCTGCGTGGGGAATACGCGCCGCCGTCCACTCGGCAACGGCTTCGTCCTCGCCATAAAGCAGCATTTACAATTGCCCGCCTCTGACAAAGGTAAAGTTTGTTGAAATCCATGACGGACGTGGGGAGTTTGTGTTTACACGAATACGAATGGCCGCAGCCCTTCCGGTCCCGCGAACGCCATGCCACCCACGGTATATCTGGTCATCACCCCCCCAAATTCCCTGATTCCACTTCATCACATTCCAAAGGCCAGACGCTACAGTTGGCGCCGTTGCCACGCCTGTCGGCGTCGTGATATTAAAGTCCGTATTCAGGTCAATTGCCGGGGCGGCGGCCCCATCGCTTTGGAAGATTGGCTCCACTAATTTGAAAACCTTGTTTGACTGCGGGGAGCCGAAATAGTTAAACGCCTGCAAAGCATCGGCTTCGATGTTTGCGCCGTCGTCACTTACGCCATCGTCGAATTTATATACAACCCCGTCAGAGCCGCCCCAATATGCGCTATCGTTTAGCAACGCGAAACATTTCGCGTTAATGCCGGTAAACCTGCATGGGGCTCCGGTGATCGTATTGAAAACGTATTGGTGCGCGGTTGTAGTCGATTGCGGAATGTTAAAAACGAGCATCCGGCCCCTTGGGTAAACAATCGGCTCCCAGCCAAATAGAGCCCCATAGTCTCGAACGGCGTCGTTGACGGCGCGGTTGATTTGGTCCGAAATTGCGGCGAGCCTCGCCTGGCTCCGGTCTAAGGTCAGAATGGCCGCTAGGGGCACAAAGCCGTCTTGTGTGACAAGGATTAAATCCGCGCCAGCCTTCACAAAGCACCGCCTGCCGATGGGTTTCCCTATTCTGAAAACACCGACCAGGGACCACGCCGACGCCGAAGCCGGGTCCGTACCCTGATAAACGATGGCCTCGCCTTCCGACGTGAGGAATACGGCAACGTCGTCCATTCCATCGCCTGCGTCCCGCGTCCACGTCCCCATACCGACGAGATATCCGCCGAGGCGCGCGATCCCGGCAAGCGGAAACTCCGTAGCTGCGCCGCCAACACTATTAACTGCGAGATACCACGCCGAAAGGCTGTCTTTTTCGCCAAACCAAAGGCGTTTCTGATGGACGTTCCCCCAAACAAGGCTTGCAGCCGTCGGCCCGGTGATCGCCGGGGTCGTGCCCCATGTCGATCCGTCATAGACCTGTGGCGTATCCAGGCCATTGAAAAGCCTGACATATTGCCCGGCTGCCGTGCCGATTTGGACTTGTTGCCACCGGTCGCTCGACATACCCGTGACCACCGCCGCACCAACCGCGCCAGGAGAAGTTACGTCGTATATATTCCCATCGTTTGCGGCGAACATCTTACCGGATGCCGTTAGGGGGACATACTCGATAAGCGTTTCCACGGCGCCGCTCATGCCCGTTGCGTGGGACGTATTCCCACGGCGAACCGTCACTCGATCCGTTTCCGGGAACCAGTTGTCCAATACGATGGCATGGTCTGGCGGCATATCAGAAAGGGCCGTGCGCGTGTCCCAGCCGTTAATAGGCGGGGGGAGCGTTTTCGACGTGCTTCGCACTAAAAATCCCCACCATAGCTTGCCCGCGACGGTTTTGGCGCACCCTCAAAGTGTCGCGTGTTCTGTGCAAAAACATCCCCAGAAACAAGGATATCGGCGGTTGCGCGCTCGTTATCAACCAATAGGTTGAAATATTTTTCATACGCCCTCGCGGCCCTTGCGGAAGGCTGCCCCTCCGCATCCAGCCACTCAAAAATAGCGCCGTAGGTGATCAAGTCCTCGTCAATAATGGCCGTGTCATCATCCGCCGCAAATTTGGCCTGCGCGGTCGAAGATGAATCCTGGCACCAGTTCTTTGAGATATACTCGAACGCCATGTTAACGCCAGCCCCCAACTCTGGCTGGGTGAATATGGACCCCCCGCGATGGGTAAACTTCTTGTTCTGGCTGGAAAACGTCTGAACCTTCAAGCCCGCCCATTCTACAGGCGAAACCGGGCCGGACATAAGGTTGTTGCTGTCTCGGTCCCAAAATGTCTCCGGAACAAACCTGTCAAAATCACTCGGCAGCGCCCCGGTCTGCTCCTCCCCGGAAACCGATGTAAATGTCTGCTCCTTGCGGAGAACATTCCAGCCATAGGCTCGCATGAGATTGATGCCGACGCGATTAATGACACGGAGAATATTTTGCGCGTCAGGGCTCGTATTACCCACGATAGTCGCCGGACGCGGGCCTTTTGTCTCGTCGGCTACATCGTTCGCTATGGATAAAAGGGTCATGCTTCGACCTGCACATATTCAGGGTGGGATTTTCCGTCACAGTTTTTGCATTTCGCCGGGGAATCCTCCCAGCCTGCCGGGAGCCACCCGTCGGGGAAGTTGGCCGTTTCCACGGCGCCGCCCTGGCCGTCGCGATAGCCCGTTGTGGGGCCGTCCGCGACCTTGACTCTGGTTGGCTCGTCGCCTGTAACCGGCTCTTTAGGCTCGGTCGGTTTGCTTGGCTTTTTCTTGCGTGGCATTTTCAATATCTCCACTAATGATAGCTGCGCGCAAATCGGGAAATTTTACGGCCCGGCCTTTTGACTTACCCCATTTGGATATTTTCTTCGCATAATCTGGGTCGTCTGCATCGTCCGCCAAAATGATTTTGCAGCGGGCGCCGAAAACATCAAAGAACCGCATCCGATCCCCTAATTGGCGAGGCGGTCCATCGTTCAGCCCTAGGGCAAAGGATTCCGGCAGGCTGTCAGCATCCTCCGAAATGTCATACCATCCGTCTTTGATGTCGCACCGGACAATAGCTATATTTGTTACCCCTGCAGATGCCGAGAGGGCTTTCAGCCGTCCGGCAAAAACCGGGTCATGCTCAATGCAAAACACCGTCTCTTTGGTTGCCGCCGCCATAAGAACGGTCGTCAGACCCGAGCCCGCCTCGATGATCGGGCCGTCTGCCTGCCTAGCGATGCCGACCGATAGCATTAAGACCTCTTCGTCGGCACCCCACGGGTTATCGACAAACTCCATTGCTTCTGTATAAAGGCCAGGCTCTTCCGTTCCAGATCGTATGCAGTCCGCAACATGCCTAAGCGTTTGACCGGACGCCCGACGAAGATTGGCGGCCAAGCTGTCCACTAGAACCGTTTTGCATACGTGTCCAAGGCGCATTTCCGTAGCGGCGTATATTTTCCCGCCCGTTGCCCGCCATTTGTTGCACATATTCAAGTCACCGCCCCAGCGCGTCCCATCTTCAAGGGTGCGCTCAAATATAAGCGGTACGCCGTCGCGGCGGTCTTTGGCACTATCAAACGTCCGGGACTGCTCCGCGAGGGTTTCTATAACAACTCGGCGAAGGCGCATAAACCCGGTAGGCAACCCCTCAACCTCAAGAAGCCCGTCCTTGGGTTTTGCCCCCGGTAAAAAGCGATAGGGCATGCCGCCCTTGGCCCGAACGTCCTCGCGGCGGTAGCAATAAACGCCGCCGACCAAATCAAGGTCGTATTGGCACAGCGCAACCAGATCGCCATCATCCCACGAAACATCGGCGTCGAGGAAAACGAGGTCCGTGCAATCGGATTGCAGAAATTCATGGACAACGCTATTCCTGGCGTCGTCAACGTGGCAATTGCCGGAAAGCAAGACATAGGCAGATTGTATCCCTGCCGCCGTCATTGCCTCCCGGCTGCTTGCTATTGAGTAAGTGTAGCTTGCGTCCGGGCAATCGTACGCCGTAGTTGCAAGCATCACCTTTTGGCCTGTGGCGGGAGGGCCGCCATCATAATGAAAGACTGACAACGGCCCCCTCCACTAGCCCCCGGTAGTCGTGAGCCCAAGCGAAGCAAGGGCCGCGATTACGCGGTTGATCTTGAGTTCATTAAGCGCGGTCGTCGCGGTCGCCGTGGCAACGGCGGTCATGGCGACCTGCACTACAGGAGTCGCCCCGAAGAAACCAATTTTCTCCGTAGCGGACGACCCGAGGACGGTCCCGTCAGTGTTCCCGTCTCCGATGTATTCTACAGTCATAGTATAACTCCTTTTCTTTGTGCCTATGCGGTGCCGCTGATGCGATGGGCCAAACGCGAGTCGATGGTTTTCACGCCATAGAGAACGTCCAGCCGCCATTTCGAGATGTCGTTCGTGCCGTCATAGACGGGAATCACGCGAACATGCGTTCCCTTGTAAGACTGGCGCGAAACGTCAACGGCTCCCGGAGGGGCCACAAGCGGGACAGAAACCAAAGCAAAGGCTTTCGGGCAGAAAACCATGTTTTGCCGGTATCCGGTCGAAGCCGTTCCGACAACGGTAATCGCCTTACCATCCCCGATGGTCGCGGAGATGTTCTGGTGGGCACCCGTCAGAATAGCCGCCGGGGACATAGTAAGCGTAATGTCGCCCGTGGTATCGCTGATGGTGGTCACCACCCGGAATTGCTTCAAGAAAGGAAGCGTTGCCTTGGTAACAGGGTTAACGGCATAAACGTCGGCAATCGTAAACACGTCACCAGCGTTAAGCGTTGTCGCACCGCTAGACCAACCGTCCGTAATAAGCGTCTGGGTGTCGGTGTCCTTCGATGCCGCGTACGTCGTCTCTTGGGCCGCGCCGTTCGTTAACGGCGTGCCTGCGTGGGCTCCGACCGTATGAGTCGGAACATTCTGAGACATGTACGTGTCAACGCCGCCAATTTCGCCGAGCGAACCCTTGCGATAGGCAGAGCCAACAAGGCGGTCGTTCAGCAAGGCAGTCTGTGCCCCAACAAGCCCCCAATGGTCAGCCGGGGAAAGAACGGAACAGCGCGAATCCTGCGGGTTTGCATATTCGTCCATACGCTCCGGACCCTTGGCAAAGTCCTGGTTGCTGTTGATGGTTTGACCGGGCGTTCCCACCCAAGACGGGACGTTCTTGTATTCCGCCATAAGCGAGCTGTCGATATCGTTCGCAAGCTGAATCATGGCAGGCTTAATGACGCGCTCGTTCAATTCCTTGATCGAAAGCGTCAATTCCTGGGATGTAAACTCAAAGTCGATACCCTTACGCTGATCGACATCAAGGGTAAACTTGCCTTCCGTGGTATCCTGGACATTCATCACGGCGCCGGTTCGGACCGTGAAGTCCATCGGGCGCTTGACGGAAATCGAGGAACCAACCTCGTAACCGTTGATATTTTTAGAAAATTCCTCTTCGTAACCGCGAAAAACCTTTTTCGCCATCACAAGCTCGTTGTCAAGCTGCATCACCGCCGTTTTGGCGATAATAGATGCAGTTAAGGTCGTGTTAGCCATTGTTTTGTTTCCATTCTGTTTGGCCTCTTGGCCGTGCTATTACGATGCCAGGCCCAATTCCTTACGCAATTCTGCCGTGCTCCACTTGTCCGGGTCTGCGGAACGTCCGCTTGCCCCGCCCTTGTTCTTCATGGCTTTCACTGGCTTGGATTTGGCTGGCGCTGCTGTAGGCGTCTTAGCCTTGGCCTGCATCCGGCGATAAAGCATTGACTCATAGGCCATGCGGGCAACGGGTGGGTTCAAGGCCCACTGGTCCGCGTCTGCTTGGCTTATGCCAAACTCCTTGACAACGTAAGACACCAATTCCGGCGCCTTTTCTGTCGAGAAGTTCTTGATTTGCTTGTCCAACAAGGCTCGGCCTTCCTCGGCGCGCCGGGCAAGCTCTGCTTGCTGCGCGGCACGGGTGGCCTTTTCTTGCTGGTCAACCTCATTAACAATGCCTTGGAAATCTGCGAGCTTTTGCGCTAAGGCGTCAGAAACACGGCGCCCCTGATCAGGGTCCGCCTCCCATAACGCGTTTAGATCAACCGCTTTAAGCTGCTCAATCTCCGCACGTAATTGCAGGCCCTGAGAATACTTCTCAAGGGTTTCGCCGTTCAAAGCTGAAATCTTTGCTACGGCCTGCTCTTGTTCGGATAGTGTCTTTTCCCTCTCTGCATGGGCCTGCGACTTGCGGGTGTAGTCCGACCAGATTCCCTTGGAAAACTCGTCGATCTTGTCCGCAAGTTCGGGCGTAATGTCAGAAACCGGAACCTCGATCTTATTGCCGCCGAAATCAAATTCACGCATTTCAACGGCTTCTTCTTCCCCATCTTCGCCTTCTTCGTCAGCATCTTCGGATGCCTCTTTCTGTTCAGTTGGCTCCCGATCTTCCTCGGAAGCCTGCTCAACTTCTTCCGTGTCTGGGATGGTTTTTACCGCATCCGCTTCGTCTGCAACTGCGTCAATGACGCCGGTTGGCTCTTCCATAAAACTAACTCCTGATGTGTGTTTAAGCTCGGTTTGTCCCGAAAACGTCTGTCGGCAAGAGGACCGGCGAGCCGTTCCATGCGTTGTTATCGACGACCCAGCCGGTCTGGTTGGAATTGAAGTGAACCGCGTATTGTGCGGAGCCGAAGATGATGTTGCCTGTTAGGGACCCGTTCAAGGCGTTCGGCGAAGTCACAGCGATGCCGTTATACTGACAACCATAAATCCGGTTGTCCGAAGCAATGGCGTCCGTCGAGGTAATCCCGATCCCGACATTGGTAACGCCTTCGCCTAGGATCGTGTTCCCAATGGCGCTTTCCGCCGCGACGATGCCCCGACTGTTACAACCCTTCGTGACGCAGCTTTGAACCAAGGCCCCGCCGCCGTGAATACCAATCTCGCCGCCCTCGACATAGGCCCCGATGATGCGACTGCCAAAGCCTTGAATCGTTCCGACCCCGTTGGCACAATTAAGGGCCATCACGTCAACAAAGCTGTTTACATCGCCACTTAGATGAATGGCGTAAGCTTCGCTGGCACCCGCATCTGCCCTGCGATGGGCGCAGTTGACCGCCGTTACGCGATGAACGCGGTTGTAGATGGCGGAATAATTCGCGCCGCCGTGGATAAGATCGCCGCCGCAGTCCTCGCCATAAACATCCTCGATCAAGCAATGGTCCGGGAAGTCCAGGTCGATTCCCTCGGAAACAGCGCCGTAGAATTCGAGCCTCTGAAAGCGCGAACGGCTGACATGCAGGCCGTGAAGTAACTCCCCTTCGGCGTCATAGTCCTTGAGCGCCCCGTTTCCGTGGAACGTAAGGTCCGTTACGGTGTTTTGCGTCGAATAATTCTCCAACTCGAATAGCTTGGTTTCCGGGAGGGCGTAGGGAGAAAGAGTCATCTCGCTTTTCCCAACGCCGTCGCCGTAGAACGTGATCCCCGCAGGAGCCAGGAGAGCCGCATAAGGCGTCGGAGGCGGCCCGATCAGGTAATCGCCCGCAGGGAGATACACTTCGTCGCCCGGCATCCAGGCATCCAAAGCGGCCTGAATGGCAAGACGATCATCGGTGGCACCGTCTCCAGCGGCATTAAACGGCGAGTTTTTTACGTTTAGAACTGTCAAGACAAGGTGACTCCGTATTTATTGGCGAGATAATTCATGGTCTGTGCAAGCTGCGCGTCCGTCAGGGCGCTACAAACGATGACCTCTGCAACCGTCCCTCCGGTCTTGAAATTGATGTTGAATTTAGCCGTGGACGTTTCACCGGACGTTTGGCCGTCCGAAGCCGAAGCCGCTGCCGTCAGGCTGTTCGCATAGCCCTTGACGCTGGAATTGTCGTGCCGGAAGGCCAGAACATACGTCGCATCTGTGTCCATTGTCGGCCCAACCAGCGTAGCCGTTGCAGGAACCGCTGTGCGGTACTTCCAGTTAATAGCGTTGCTGACGGCAATGAAATGTCCCCAAACCGACGAATCCCCGCTCGTTGGACCAATCGCAATGCGCTTGTTGGAAACCGCGCTACCGCCAGATTTGTAAACGACAAAAATCGTTTTCTGGGTCGAGGCAAAGATATTATCGGAGTTAAACGCCGCCGTTGTTTCCAGAAGGTCGTCCGTTTCATCCGAAAGAACCCCAGGAATCCCATTTATACCGGACGAAACATAGGCCGGTTGGAGAGAGGCCGTTCCTTGCGTCGCGTGATTCGAACCCCCCGAAATATCGTTCCATTGCGAGACATTCCCGCTGTTTAAGGTAAACGGCGAGCGATTCCCGGCAAGCCATAATTTCAGGCCCGGTAGATCGCTAGGCAGCCATGGGCTGCTTGGGGACATAATGCCGCCTGGGCGCGCAAACATTAGGTCGTCCCATCATAGGCGGCCACTTTCTGGCCCGGCGTGACTCCGAAGTACTCCTCTTTGTTCGCCGGGAGCATCAAATCCGTTGCGTCAGCCGTGGGGTTGGCACCAAACTTTAGATGAACCGTCGCATCCGCGATGACACGGATAAACACCGTCTTGTCGTTAAACGCGGCGGACGCCGTGGATGACGTGTAGGTAACTTTCTGGTCCGCAACAGAAGGCTCCTTGCCGACCTGAACCGCTTGGCCGCCCGAAACGCTCGCCGTTTCGTCGTATTCCGATATATACAAACTCGCCATGACTACTCTTCCTGATTTAAGTGGTTTTTGGAAATAAGCGCCCGCTCCAGGGCGGCGGCGCGGTCCTTGTCACCCTCGGACGCATCGAACGCCATCTTCTCTCTTGCAAGCAGTATGCTCGCTTCTTCCTTGGCAGTGTCGGGCGGGGTCGCTGCTTCCATTTCTTTAAGCCTAAGCTCTCGATCTTTGAAGCCGACCTCCGCCCTCAACCGTTGCAACTCGATGTCCCGGTCTTCCTTTAGCGCCTCGTTCTCTTTTTGGATTTTCTCAAACTCTTGCGCCGCCTGTTGTTTTAGTTGCTCAACCTGTTGCTGCTGCGCCTTCATTTGCGCCCGCAAGGCCGCCGCTTCGGGGTTGTCCTCGTCACCTTCGGCGTCCCGTATGGCCTGCGGCAGCATCTGCTCAAGGCGCTTGGCGATCCTATCCGCACCTGAGAAGTCCATGTTGTCGAGAAGAACATCCCCAAGAACCGGGGCCGCGTCAGGAACCTGCCGCATAATCTCGATTAAGGTTTCGCGGGCCTCTACGCGCTGGGTGGCGAAGGACGGCCCGGTGTCCACGGTTACGTCGTATTTCCCGATGGAAAGATTATATAGGCCCTTTCCGCCCCCGGCTTCGGTCGTCAGCTTGGCAACTTTCTCCTTGCTGTCCTCGCCTAAGATTCGCACGCTTTCCCGCTCGGAATAGACAGACGGAATTATCTCGACAAGACACTTCCCGGCGTATTGGATGGCGCGCGAAAGGTTGTCGATGAAGTGGAAATTCGAGATATCCCCCTGGCGCTCCCTCGCAAGGATGGCCCTGCCGGACGTTTCGTTTGACCGGGCACCAACGGAACTGTCGTAAATCCCCGTGATGGCCTTCATGTCGTCAGCAGCGTTCAGGGCTTCTTGAAGAGCGCCAGCGGGCGGCCCGGCAAAGGCCGTGCGCGACGGCGGGCCAGCGTCCGGGTTAAACTCAAGATATGCATGTGTGCGCGTATTCGCCGACGCCCATTTGTCCTCCTGGCCTCTCGGGACGAAGCCCTGCGGCCCGACCCATGGGGCCTTTGGCGCGCTTGCCACCAATTCAGTCGTCGCGGACCGCCACAGATTAAACATAAGTTGCGGGTCTTTGGCGTCCCGGATAAGTGAGCGGAAATGCCTGCGTCCGTCTAAGAAAACTTCATCGCCCCACACCGGACAAATAGGGATCGTGGAGCCGGGCCAAACGTCCTCTTCCAATACCTCCGACCCACTGATGATCCTGCGGGATACTTCGTAGTATTTCGCGTCGCGCTCCGCCCGGACCTCGGCCCCCGTGGCCTGTAGGGCCGCCGCGATTATTTCGTCATCGCTGCCCCCGGTCGTATCGACCCCGCCCGCTGCCAGCACACTGTCGGCGTGGGATCGCATATCCTTTTCGCGGATCGCCTTGGTTTCAAAGCCGCCGTTTCCGTTAGGGATTGCAACCAGAAACAGCTTTCTCTCTTTCTCCGTTCGGAGGAAATATTCCGCAACCCTAACGTCGTCGTCGTTAATCCACTGATCCGAAGCATCCTCGCGGCTATCCCCTTCAAACGGCACCAAAGCCGCATCCGGGTAGCGGGCCTTAAATTCGTCCTTCGCGATCATGTCGGAAATAAAGGCGTATTCCCAATCTGACGCATCAAACCCCGTCGAGGACGTATCCCAATGGACCATAAGCGGGTTCGGAATCCTGTCGATCCGCGCCTCCATTTCAAAGCTGTCCGGGTGCGCGTAGTCCGTCGAGATACGAAAGAACCCCATACCGCCGGTGACCGCGTGGTCGATGGCGGTATCGTAAGCAAGGCTGGCGTTCGAGTTTCGCTCGATGGACCGGATAAGCCCGCCGATCACTTCCGCCGTGTCCTCGTCCGCCCCGCCGTCAACCGGCGCCACACTAATAGCTGGCTTATTCTGCCTCGATTCGTTCACGATAGAGCGGATAAGCGCGGGCATCTTGTTAATCACAAGAACGGGGCGGCCCTCCTGGATTCGCTGCTTTTTCACGGCGTCCGGCCACTGCTCGGCTAAGCGTGCAAATTTCACGTCCTCATAGAAAGCCTCGCGGTTCCATTCGGAACCCTCTTGCGACGATTCAAAACGCTCAAGCGCCTCTTTAATAATATTATCTTTTTTCATCCCATCCATGCGCCTTCCGCGCAGCGTGGTTCAACCGGCGCCATGGCAGGCTCGGACGTTAGCCGGGGGAACAGTTCCGTTAGTGCCCAAATCGCCGCCTCGGCCCTATCGGGGGAATCCGACCCGGCGTAGCCGCTTGGCGTGAATTTGCAGAATTGATCTTCCATCTCGATAAGCGTTCCTACATGGCTAATCCGGCCAAGCGAGTAAAGCGCGCTGATCGGCTCGGCCCGAACATGCTTTCCGCGTGTGGCGCGAACCTCAATGATCCGCACGCCCCTGCGAACGCTCTCAAGCGTATGGCGGACCATATCCCCGCCCTGGTTAACCTCTATAACAACCGCGTCCGCGTCGTATTTGTCATAAAGCGCGATTGCCCTTGTCGCCCATTGGTGCGGCGGCCCATGCAAGGAGCCGTCCTCCAATACGTAGCCCCGCTGGTCCTTGCCTATGGCGCAAACCGCAACGCCGTGGTAATCCGAGTTTTCCGTATCCGTAACCGCCGGGTCGACCGCGACTACGATGCGCTCAAGGTTCGGTGGCTTCGATACTCTATGTTCGTGGAATACCTGCCTGGTCCAGATCGCTCCGATTGCCTGCGGCTCGTATTCCCCGAGCCAGATATGGGCATATCGGTCAGGGTTATGCAGCCGGTCATGCTCCCGCTCTTGCTTTAGAACGTCTGGAAAGAAGTTGTTATCAGAATAATTCGCACGGACGACGATGGCGTCTTTTGGCGGCGTAACGCCGCGTAGCAGCCTGTCCACCGGGTCCGATGGGTTTCTCGGGTTCCAGCCAAACCATAACTCGGAATCCTTCTTACGGATCGTAGGGCGAAGCAATTCGAGTGATCGAGCCGAAAGCGTCTGCGCTTCTTCCACATGCGCAATATCAAAGTCTTCTAGCGACTTAATGCTCTCCGCCGTATGGTCCTGCATCCCCTGAAAGATGATCGACCCGCCGCCTGGCGTTCGGATGCGGTCCGACTGTATCTCGAATTGGTTTAATGCGCCCAAAGAGACGATCTTGGCCTCGATCAACTTCTTAACCGAATCCCGCAGGGTCTTTTGAACCTCGCGGACGCAAGCGATATTCGTGCCCGACCGCAGAATACACCGCTCTACGTCTAGCCCCGCAAAGAAGTGCGACTTCCCCGAGCCACGGCCACCATAGGCGCCCTTGTACCTAGACGGTTTAAGAAGCGGCTCGAATACCTCAGCCGTCTCGATCTGTACTCGGCGCCCGGACAATTTTCCTCTCAACTACGCTGATTTTCAATGCGTCGTCGCCATTGGATATTTGCAGCGGCAGAACCTTGCCCAGCAGCGTCATGAAGGCCGGCGGGTTCAATCGCGCTTGCACTTCCAAATACCCCACGATCCCGGCCTTGCTGCCAGCCCGTTGCGCCGCCTCAAGGATCGCGTCCTTCAATAACGCGGTCGTTTTGTTGGGCGTGCCCTTCTTGCGGCCGCCCGTTTTTTTACAACCCTTGGCTCTAGCCATTCTACCACTTTCTACTGTAGATTGCCGCTGCAGAATCCTGCGGATAATTAGGAATATGCACCTGTTGCATTAGGTGGGAGCGCTGTTACTATCCAGTTATCGAATTTAAAGGAGATTAGTCATGAACGAGTATGAGAAAAAACAGGAACGCCGCCGCGAGCGGTATCTAGCCAGAGCCGAAAAGGCCCGCGAAGAATCCAATAGCCGATACGACATGGCAACCGAATCCATTGCCGGGATACCCGCAGGGCAGCCTGTATTAGTGGGACACCATTCTGATACTACGGGCGCCACCAACCTAGAAAGGACTAAGCCATGAAGAAAACACCCGGGCAAGTTGCCTACGAAGCCGAATTAAAGGTTGTGCCAACCTACCATGATAGCCAGCAACGCAAATCATGGAGCCAGTTGGGTGAGGTTGAGCGCTGGTCATGGGAACGCAACCCAACCCCGAGGTGGATTGCTACCCCAAGAGGCACACTAGTTGACGTCAAAATCTAGCCTTCGCCGGAGCGTAGCAAGTAGCTGCGCTCTAGTGAGTCCTAAACCAACCTAGAAAGGACCAAGGACAATGACCCAAAGAGTAACCGAGAAACAGCTAGAGGCCATCGTGGACAGGATTAACAAAGCCACCAACCAGCCAGCTACACCTTATACCAAAACGCCGAGCGGCCCAAAGGCCAATATTGGAAATTACCATCTCGGCTTCCAGTATGGCGGAGTAAGCCTCCAACAAATGCACAATGAAGGCGGCGGAGTAAATGTTATCTTCGAAACCAGCCCAAAACGTGAGCTTGCAGATAAAATGCATGCCTTTCTTTTTGGTATTGATACCCTTAAGGGCAATTAACCAGTTAGTGAGGCCGCGCAGGGAAGCACTCCTTTAGGCCCCTCGCCGGTATCCCAGGGACGCGGAGGGACCGGCACTAACTTAGAAAGGAGCTAATCATGGAAACGAAATTCACGCCGGGGCCTTGGTCTTTTGTAAAAAATGAAGGAGTCGGCGATCCTTGGTTCACCGTACTGTCTGGTTCTTGGGATGTTGCTCGCAATCAACATTCCAATCGCGACTTAAAGACAGAAAAAGCCAACGCCCATCTAATCACAGCCGCGCCGGATTTGTACGAAGCATTAATAGACCTGCTTGCTGAACAAAACGGGCCGCCGCTTATCCACCATCAAGAATCTTGGGAACGAGCAATGGATCATGCAAGAAGCGCACTTGCCAAGGCACGGGGTGAAGAATGACCAAAAGTAACCGAGGAGTAAAGACTATGAAAACCTACACACACTGTTTCAAGCACTTAGGCGGAGATGTCACCGTTGAAACGGACGAACTCGGTTCGATGCTAACAGTGACTTACGAGGATAACGTCCTCGCAGAAGCATCCGGCCAATGTGTTAACTGGCCTTTCCTTGGCCGCCTACACGGCGCAGCGCTTGAAGCCGCTGAAAACAAAGTTCTTCGCGAGGCAGGAGAGGAGGCCATCAGCCTGTATCTTGAGATGCAGAAAGACGAGTAGTAAAAAGCCATGGAAATAGGGTCCGCCTTTGGTTGGGACGTTCCAGGCGCCGACCCTGACTTCTACACAGAGGAGTAACAGCGCGTTCTTAATCTTCACCGACTGAACGGCCAACCTAGCCTATTCTTTGGCTTCAGGAGATGAGCAGTGAGAGCGTCCAAAACTATCTCTTTTGCCATTAATTGCCCGCATTGCGGCCATAACACGCCTCAAACGGTCGCTTGGCTCGCCGTACACAACCAGATGCCCTGTGGCGCTTGTGGCCTGTCTATCAATCTCGAAAGCGGCCAAAATGCCGCCGTCATCGAGAGATTGGCGCAGGAGTGTTTGCGCCTCGACGCTATCGCTGCAAAGCGCAAATAATTCTGGGAATAAATCAACGGTAACTTTTTCCATGACAGATATTTCAAACCCTAGTTCATGGGCTCAAGCAGGAAATCGCCGCGCAGCTTGCAGCGCGGCGCGAATAACATCCTCAATCATCGGGTCGGGATTGCTTACTGCTAAATCCTCAAGATCGTATTTTGCAAACGCATGAAAGCCAGCGTCCACCATCTCCGGCGTGACTTCAATCCCATCAACTGGTTGCTTGTGCTTTCTGCTCATCTTTGTTCAGTCAGGTATATTATTGGGCTTTTCGGTAACTGGCGGGCGCCACCACCTTTTTTGAGGCCAGCGTCTGGCCTCGGCGCGCAATTAACCATCCTAGGGATTTTATACCTAACTTTGCGCCGGGGTGTCAACAATATCTTTTTCGGTAGTGCCCCATGGCGTTCGGTCGAGACGCCAAGACCGGGGAATTTATCCCGGTTAAGGAAGCACAACGACGGCCCAATACGACCGTCGTTGAGACCATTAAGACGAAGCCAAAGCCGAAACCCAAAGGAAAGTAAGCTAGGCTTCTAGTTACGGGGTGGTCAAGGAAACCTGGCCGCCCTTCTTCATTTAGGAGAATACCTTCAAACGACTCGCCAAACAAGCAAAATCTTGGTAGTGTCTCAGTTTGAAATTCTGGCCTTGTAATTCGTCGGCCTGCCCGGTTTTGGGGCGCGGGCATCAACAAGATGCTGCGGCTCGATCCCTGCTATCTCCGCATATCGGCCAAGGGCGTCCTTTAAATGGCGCGTAACTGCCTTTTTCCCCCTCGGAAGGCCGTATAATCTCTCAATGTGCGAAACGCACCGATTATCCACCACAACATCTATAACCAGTTGCAGGCGCGTAACCTGCCGTTTGGCGGGGAGAAGCCCTCGCATTTCATTCGCCCAAGGCAGGTAATTATGCCGGTAAATCCGCCGCTCGGACGGGCAGAGGGATTCTGTCGGGAAACTACCTGAATACCGCTTTGGGGCATCGTAGTCACGGGGCTCGTACTTCATCCCGGCCCGAAATACCGCGCTACTAACCGCGTGGAAGATTTCCTCGATTTCCTTGGCCGCTTCAAGGTGGATTCGCTCCAAGTGGCCGCGTTGGAACAGAAAAACCAGCTCGTCCCGGCGCAATTTTCGGATGGTTTCGGGGGTTGCCTCTCGGTTCATTGGCCTGACCTCGCTAAATCCGCCTGCGGGGCCGATGTGGTGCCATTGTTTGTTTTGGGGCTACCACCACCCGTTTTTTTCAGAGTCGGGCACCCCATGGCCTTCTCTGCCCGTTTAACGGCTATTTCAAACCAAGATGGCGCCCCTGCTTTTTCCATAAGCATATCCTGAAGCGTTTTCGTGTAACGTTGCTGCGCGGTATCGCGAATGAACGCGGTTGGCGCTGTGGCGTGGAATGTCTTTGCCACATCGTCGCCAGCAACCGACAAAAGCATCAATTTCCCAAGCCACGATTCAAATTCCCCCGGCCCGATTTTGGTGGCCAAATCCTCCATGACCGCCGTCCAAGACGCCGCGTCCCTCTCGCCAACCCATTCGGAAATAAGGATTTTCGGTTTCCAATCGGGGGGGAATTCCTTCGCTTTTGGGGCGTCAGGGTCGGGATCGTCAAGCCATCGCTCGCCGTTAAGCCACGTTGCAGGCTGCGCCCAAGCGGCGTAGCTCGGTTTGTTTTCGCGGTATTTTTGGACGCCAGCCAGCAAAACCTCGCCGCTGGCCTTCGTTCGGGCGGTTCGGTAGGCCCGCAAAGCCTGCCCCCTGCCGACATGGGTCGGGTAAGCCGAATACCAAATTTCAAATTCTTCCTCCAAACTTGGGGTTTTCTTTTTTGTATTTTTTTCTTTCTTTCTAGTATCTGGTATCTGGTTTCTAGTAGGCATGTTTTTGGTAGTGCCTGTTTCATGCGGCGGCATATTCGTGACGTTGTTTTTATTAGACTTTTTATCATCTTTCTGCCACCTACTACGCGCGTTAGATGCTTGCTTTGTGTTGAGTTCGTGCTGAGTTTCGATCACTTTTTTGGCTTTTTTATTCACCAACATACCGTCCTCACGGGTCAATTTGTTGTCTGAGACAAGCTGGTCGATGGCCTTTTTACACGCCGTCAAACGCATATTGCATCGCCTTGATATCCGAACGGGATCATCTGGGATTGGTCCGCCCTCGTCATACATGCGCATTAGCACAACCGTATAAACTGCTATCTCGTGTGGTCCTAATTCAGACACACCGTTTAGAAAATCGCTTGGGAAGCACTTAAACCACACGTTGCTCATTGCATCCACCCCCCAAGAATATCTGAGTTGCAAGCTGACCAGCATACCGTTATATATGATGGCTGCGAAAAATCGTTCAGAGGCGGGGGCGTTTGCCGAAGCCGAAGGCGCGCCGCTTCCGTCAAATATCTAAATTCCCTGTCTTTTTCTATCAAAATCTCCGCGCGGCTTATTCCAGCCATGACGGTCGTATGATCGCGTCCGCCAAACTCTCTGCCAATTACCGGGTAGGATTGTGGCGTTAAATCGCGGCAAAGCAAATAGGCGGCCTGCCTGGGTCTGGCGCAGCGCCTTTGGCGGCGCTCGGATAACAATTCCATCATTGAAATGCCGAAGCTGCGGCAGACGGCCTCTTGAATTGATCGTATTTTCACGACACCCCTCCGTCTAAGTCAAAATCTTCTTGGTTTCCAACAGCATCCCCGCCTTGGGGCACAAACAAATCCCCCTGCTTGTAGGCGTCATATATACGCTTGCAGGCAATATCGAAATATTTTGGCTCCAATTCAATTCCGATAAACTTCCTGCCCATCTTCGCGCACGCAACCCCCGTTGTGCCGCTGCCCATGAACGGGTCTATGATTGTGTGCCCCGGCGAGCTGTGCAGCATAATAAAATGCTCACACAAGGCTACCGGCTTCTCGTTCGGGTGCAGGCGTTCACGCGGGGGCATCATAGAAAAGATATTTCTGGCAGCCATGTTGTTGTCGTGCCAAAGCAGCTTCCCTCCGTCGCGGTGGGCAACCATAATCATCTCATGCTGACGTCTATACCGCCACCCCAACCCTGGATTTTTTTGTCCCAAATCACCGAATGGAAAAAGGCTAGGCCAGCGCTATCCATGCGGTCGGCGACCCAAGCAAATGTTGGCCTCGGCCCCCCGCCGCAGCAGCAGCAGCAGCAGCTATCACGCCGCAAGATTCTGGCCGCCTGCAATAGCATCCCATCCAGCACCGCGCGAAATGAATCTTGGTCGTCGTTGGCAATCGGCTTATCCACAATGCCGCGCGCAGCGTTGAGGTGAGCGTTCAAATCGCCGTCGTGGTTTCCGTGTCCATATGGGGGGTCCGTCCAAAACATTTCGGCGCTTTCCGCCGGGGTATCCTGGAGAACAGACAGACAATCCCCAAGATAGAGCGTACAATCACCAATTACCTCTTTGCGCCTATGGGTCATACCGGCTCCGAGTATAAATTAGTCCGCACTTTGGCGGTAAAGCTGCCGCAATTCAACCGTCTTGCCCGCGTCTTTCGCCGCCTTGATACCGGCTTTCATGCCTTGGGAAATTCCCCGGTCTGTGTAAACCACCACCAAATCACACACTTGCTCGCATATCGCTCCGATCCGAAAAGCTGTAGATAATCAACGACGACCAGGCCAAGCCCATGGCTGCGTTTGATACGGCGCAGCTCCATTCGCAGATGGTCCACCGTGCCGCCGATCTGTTCCAGCGACCCGTCCTGCTCGAAGCAGGTTTTCAGCAGAATCGGATCGGCCGCGCCGTTCGCTTTCAGCACTTTCTCGATCTGGGTGAAAATCCGGGCATGCGCCGGCGAGTAAAAATCCCCGGCCGAGACGATCCCGGCAATTTTGTCATAGGCCGCGTTCTCCAGAAGCACGGCACCCAACAGGGCCTGTTCGACCTCCAAATTCTTCGGCGGCTGGCGTTCGGCGAGATCGGTCATACAACTTCTCCAAACATGCCCGCGTCGTGATCAATCCGCCGCCGCGTGAGGATCGAATTCGTTGTAATAGACGCGCATTCATGCCGCCCCCATCAGCAGATGGCGGGCATCCGGCGGCAGAACGACCTTGGAAATGACTGCCGCAGGCACTTCGAAAAACCCCAGCGCTCCCTTGCAAGGGACGAAGTCGATTGTTGGCACCGGACTGTCCAGCACAAACCCATACGGCCCATAAAACCAAGGGTCATCGCTTTCTGTCACGCAATTGACAATGCGCGCAGCACCAACGATGCCACCGAGCCGACGGCACTTAGTGTAGGTGGCTGCTATTTCGCGATCCGGCATGTTGGCGGAAGATGCTATTGAACGGATTACGGATTCGACATCATCGGACTCTTCTTTCTTGCCCGCATGGATCAACACCGGGCCACGGAAATGCGTCGGCCATGATCGGTTTTCGACAAGCTTAAAACCACGCGTAATTGCATAGGCATAGGGTTGCCGGATTGAGATTGCTTTCATTTCCCTTCCCTCCGTCCATTGGTTGTCTGTCATGCCGCCCCCATCAACCGCTTGATCGGGCCCGGCACGTCAAACGCGATCCGGCCCTCTACCCCGTCCATGCGAAGGGCCATCATGCGGTCATATTCGCGCTTCAAATCTGTGTGAATCTCTTCCAAATCGGGTTTGGAAAGCTTGGCCCTGGTCCGTACGAGACGGCCCAGCTTTTCGTAATTTTTCTTGCCAAGATGCCCCTTGGCCCATTCCGCAAAAATTAGCGGGTTTTCGCCCAAAAAGTTATGACACGCAAAGCAATGCGCCGCCGCGTTCAGAGGCATCCAGCGCGTCATCCGGTTGCGTCTCGAATAGATATGCGAGCAATGAAGGGACTGGCGAAAGCCCTCTGGGTGGTATTTCCCGCATCGGTCGCACGTCCACCCCGCGCCCTCGCGGGTTAATTGGCTGAATACGGCGTCGCGTTTGTCGCGCTTAATATTCATATCAGGCCCGCCCTTAATCGTGGTCAACCCATACAACATGCTTCGTGGTGGCATGTCCCACGCTCCTAAGAACATCAAAGCGGGACGTTGGGTCGTGCGTGGCAAGCGACTCCGCTTCGCGCCGGGCTTCGTCGAAAGTATCGCATTGCGCCCAGAAAGAGCTGCTTGATTTCTCCACAACAAAGTAGGAAACGTTCTCGCTCATAATCCTATCTCCTTTGCCCCACCATAAAAAGCCCCCGCCAACCTTTCGGCTGGCGGGGTAGGAGGGGAAGTATGGCAACTCGGTATCATGTCTGCTTGAAGAAATCGTTTGGCTTGACCTTGCCTTTTGTGGCTTTGCAAAGCCTGCGGATCAAGGCGACGGATGGGTCTTTCTCGCCGGTTTCAATGCGGGAAAGGGTGGACCTGGAAGCGCCCGCTTCTTTGCCAAGAGCTTCCAGGCTAAGCCCGCGCTTGGCGCGGTATCTACGTAGTGCATGTTCCATGATTTTGAGGGTTGCATAGGCGGGGATTGCCTGTCAAGAAAAAATATCTCCCCCGCCTATCAACATTTATATTGACATCTATTCCCACATCGTGGAACATGGCAAAACAATCAATGAGGGGATGACGTTATGGAACAGGAATTTGAAAACGAGGTCGAGGCCCAGCGGTGGGCCGCAGAAGTGGATGAACAAATCGTAATTTTAAGGCGCATCGAGGAACAGTATGTTCGCGCCATTGCGGAGTTTAAACAGTTTTCAACGGACTGCTTGGAAGCGCAGGAACAAATCGAATATTTCTTCGAACAGGCGGACGGCCTTCGCTCGGAGTATATCGAGACGGCCTTTAGTCAGATGAAGGCGGGTCGCGACGATGCGCTTGGTTTTGATGGTGATGACGTTGAGCGCGCCATGACGAATTTTCGATCAACGGGGGTGTAATATGACCGCACTAGCCAGAAACACCGATCCGGTTACTTCGCACCAAGCTGCGGATTATGTCAACGTCACCAAGCGCGAGGCCGAAGTGCTGGCCGTGCTGGAAGCAGCGGAGTTCGGCCTTACAACAAACGAGATTGCTAAATATCTGGGGCGGTCCCTCGTTTCCATTTCCCCGCGTCTAAAACCCCTTGTCATCAAGATGTTGGTCGAGGATAGCGGCAACCGTAGGAGCGGGCCGGAAGGCCGCGCCCGGATTATATGGAGGGTCAAACGATGACCACGCTGCTTGCCTATCATAACGACCCAAAAATCAAGGCCAACATCATGGCGCAGCTCCAAGCCCATCACGACGCCGACGAGATTGTCCAAGGTGTCTATTGGACAAATGGAAAGGGCTGTGCGGTTGGCTGCATTGCCGAAACCGAAGAGAATCCTCACGAAGCTTGCGCTGAAAAATGTGGTGGGCCTTTGATGCTGTATATCTTAATAGACGCTGTTTTTGAGGGACTACCAAACATTAAGGCGAGAGCGTTTCCTCTTAAGGTAATGGGTGCTATCGAACCGGGAGCCGATCTATCGAGAGTGGGTTGGAAATTTCAGCATTGGCTACTTACAGATGTGACAGTAAATCCAGGGATCAACCATCCTCTTGTGAAGGACGCTGTGAAACAATGTGCCGATGCGCTAGTCCCGCTTACAGAGGGCAAACCTGTTGATGAGTATATGATGCGTGCGGCAGCGCTGGAGGCGTGGAGCGCAGAGAACGCGGCGAGAGGCGTGGCGGGGAGAGCGGAAGTGAGCGCGGCGAGCGCGGCCAAGAGCGCGGCGTGGAGCGCGGCGAGCGCGGCAGAGAGCGCGGCGAGCGCGGCCAAGAGCGCGGCGTGGAGCGCATCATATGAATTGATGGCCGACAAACTGATCGACCTGATAGGTGAAGCATGACCTATCCAACAAGATTCGGGGTGTTCATCATCTGGACGCTTATGGTGGGGTTTACGCTTTTCAACATCGGTTATTGCAGCCGGATCGTGGAGGCGACGCTATGAAACAGGTGCTTTCCTGCGCGCTATATCTAGCCGCGATCCTATTAACCGCTTTTATGTTTGGGCTCTACTTTATTGAGGCAATCCGATGAAATTCCCAATTAAAAACCGCTTTACCGGAAATCCAATTACCGAGGTTGAATTGGATGCCAGTTATGAAAGCGCGGCGTACTCTGTTCAACTCGGTGCGGCGGTGAAAATTGCTGCCGCCGAAAATACAAACCTCGCATGTGCGGACCTCGCCGGGGTGGACCTCTCTGGTGCGGACCTAGCCCGTGCGTACCTCGTCTATGCGGACCTCGTCCGTGCGAATCTCTCCGGTGCGAATCTCGTCCGTGCGAATCTATCCTGTGCGGACCTCGCCGGGGTGGACCTCTCTGGTGCGCTCCTCGTCGATGCGGACCTCGCCGGTGCGAATCTCTCCGGTGCGAATCTCGTCCGTGCGAATCTCTCCGGTGCGAATCTCACTCGTGTGAATCTCGCCGTGGTGGACCTAGGCAAGAAAGGCATCCTCCAAATAAATGGCCTGCGGTGGCCCATCCTTATCACGCCGGAATACATGAGGATCGGCTGCGAAAAACATTTGCACGGCGACTGGCGTTCTTTTGATGACCGGCGTATTGCGGAAATGGACGGAAAGGAAGCGCTCAAGTTCTGGCGTGATAACAAAGACTGGTTGCTTGAGCGGTGTGAATGGGCGGCTGGTTTTAAGAAAGATGGAGTATAAAATGACGCCACTATGGTTAAGACGCATCCGCCGACGCGGAATCCGGTTCCTACTTTGGAGAATATTCGTATGCGGTCGTTAGATGTTGGCCTGACAAAAGAACAGATTGCCAAGCGCGGGGGCACCATTGGGGGGTCCGATGCAAACCGTATAATGGCTGGCGACTGGTTTCCGCTTTGGGAAGAAAAGACGGGCCGCAGGCCGGGGGATGACCTTTCCGACGTTCTGCCCGTGATGCTTGGGTCTTACACCGAGGAATTTAACCGCTATTGGTATGAAAAACAAACGGGCCGAGACGTAACAAGCGAGGGGATGGAGGCCGTTTCCAAGAATGTGCCAATCATGTCATGCACCCTTGACGGCATGACGAAAACGGAAGGCGGGAAGCCCGCGATATTCGAGGCAAAGCATGTCAACCCGTTCGGGGATATCGAGAATGTTGTGCAGCGGTATATGCCGCAGCTTCATCACAACGCCTATATCTGCAATGTCGATTGGGCCGTGCTTTCTGTTTTGATTGGTACGATGAAGTGGGAATTTTTCGAGGTTGAGATAGACCATTTCTATATGCAGAGCGTTTTGGACGAAGAGGCCCGTTTTTGGAGCCATGTTGAAAACGACACGCCCCCCACAAACCAAGAAAGCGTTGCGCCGCCAAAGACTCCCGAAAAACTTATCGAGGTGGACATGGCCGGGGATAATATTTGGGGAGCGGGCGCTGCCGACTGGCTTGAAAACAAGGACGCGGCCAAGAAGTTCAAGAGCGCGGAATCGGCCTTAAAGGATTTGATGGCGCCGCATTTCGGGCGTGCCTTTGGTGCTGGGGTTCAAATAAAGCGAGCAAAAAACAACTCTTTAAGAATAACGGAGGTTAAATAATGGAAGATACAAAAACGGCAATGCCGCCGAAGGTATCTGCGGCTATTTCTGCCGTAATGGCATCGGTGCCAAAGCTGGAAAAAACGCAGAAAAACCAATTCGGGAAATACTCCTTTGCCGGTATTGATAGCTTTTTGGAGGCGTTGCGTCCGCTTTGTGCCGATAACGGGCTGATTATTCGACAAAACGAAGAGGATTTCCAGGTTATAGAAACCCCGCCACCCAAAGAGGGGCAGGCCGGGAAGCGATGGCTTCTTATCCGCTATAGCTACACCTTGGCCCATGCGAGCGGGGAGGTTTGCCCTCAAAAAGACGTCCGCTCGATCATTGTAGATGCCAGCATGGGTGCGCAGGCATTTGGTGCGGCCCAATCCTATTCCCTAAAACAATATATGAGGTCGCTGTTTATGGTGGCCACTGGCGAAAAGGGGGAGGATGCAGACGAGCACGACCCGGCAAATCTCCCGCAAACGAAGCGCCCGCCGTCAAGCGCAAGCCCGGAAATGCGGGAATACGCGGCGGACGCCGGAAAGCGCATCGACGCGGCAAACAACGAGAAGGAAATCCAGCAAATCATGGCTGAACCTGAAATGGAGAATTTGAAGAAGGTCTCCATGGTCGCATATGACTCCCTATCCAAGCGCGGGATTAACCGCCTTGGCGCGCTTTCAGTCACGCCATAGGAAGGAAAACAAACAATGAGCAAAACAGGAGATAGAT